AACTTTTCAGGCAGGGGCATAGATTCAGTAGATGTTGCTGACATGGTTATAGACGGAGGATTAATCTCCTCTCAAAATCAAGAGGGTTTTAGTGAATTATCCCCTTACTTGGTTTCCTGCATTGAACACCCTGCCTGAATTATTTTTATGAAAATAGATTTAGATATGCTGACAGAGTCTGAACCGGATAGACTAACTAGCAAAGAATTTCAATATTTGTACAATTTACTAAATCTTCAACTGCACAATTTGATTGAGAGAAGTAAGGGTAAAAAAGGTATATCGAGAAAAAATGATCAAATATATATTTCAGCCTTATGGAAAGTACACCGGATGATTGAAAGCCTACCACTTGATCGTAAATTTTTATTTATAAAATTGAACAGATAATGGGACAAGAATGGAAAATGCAAACTCGTGCTGATCAGATCAGACAAAGAAGGTTTGCGGATAGAATAGAAAAGCGTTGGGCAAGTCATCAATTGAGTATGAAGAATACTGAGGATACTGCTATTTTGGACTTACGAATTGAGGATAGGGAGGGATGGCAATTGGGATGGATTGAGGTCAAGCACTCGAAACATGGGTTTGGCGATTACGAATGGTATTTTGTGGCAAAGAGCAAATGGGATGAATTAGTGAGGGAAACTACCATATGCAATCAGAAGTGCTTTTTGGCGGTATCTTTTGGATGTGGAACTGAAGCAATTGCGAATGTGAAAGAGGTAAATGGATATGGAAGGATTAAGGTATGGGGTAGAACTGATAGACCGGAAAAGAAAGTGATTACAGATTATCAATGCTGTGTGTTTATACCTCAGAAATTATTTAAAAAATTTAAAGGAAAGGTAAGACCTTGGAACAGGAATTAGATTATTTTTTAACCTTGGGATGGATGTGGGATAACGAGGATGTTGTCAGTCCACCCCATGAACATGAGATTGCAAATGAAGAGTGAGATTGAGTTAGCACAGGAATTAGGGATTGAACGAAAAGTTTTATCTGATTGGCGAAAGGATGGGGTTATTGCCACATCGAGTTGGGTAAAAGTGAGTAATCAAATTACTTATCACGAGGAGGGTGAGCATGAGGTGAGAAATATTATCCAACGAGAATTATTGGTTGATGAAATGAGTGAACCCTTGGAAGTGCCGGAGGAAAAGGAAATGGAAATTACTTTGATTCCGAGAAACACAAGAATGGTGATTTGTGGAGATGTAAAAGTCAGGGTATCTGACAACAGGAATTTTTTAAAAGGAATGAAGCTTTTTGCTCGTCCTCCTGCCACAGGGGGTGGGATTTGGGTGATGAAAGGCAGATGTCCAAGATGGAGAGGGAAATATTAATATGAGCAGAGAAAGTGAACGAATTGTTGAACAATGGGGTGAGCAGAAAGAACTGAAAAAGTTTCAGGAAAAAATGGTAAATTCTGAAAAGGGAATGTTTGCCAAATTGCTAAATTTACAGACCAAGAAAAAGCCTCCGGCAAAGAAGAAAAAGAAATAATGTTTCATCCTACACCACATCCTTATTTCGAGATTCCCACAGCAGAACAGGCTGAAGCATTGGGCATGGAGGAAACCATGTCTTTACTTGAGGAAAGGGAAAAATTAATTGAGCGAGAAAAGAAAGACCCTTTTCATCATGGATATGAACCGGATCATTGGGCAATGGCAGACGAAGAGTTTTCACAAGTCGATGAACTTGTGATACTTGGGGGAAATCGTTCAGGGAAATCGTGTTTCGCAAGTAAGAGGGTGATGAAGTTGGTGAACGACATTCCTGATGCTAATGTTTTGTGCATGCATACCACAGCTTCAACATCGATTGAACAGCAACAGCAATACATTTGGGATTTTATACCAAAGGAGTGGAAACAGGCTAAGAAAGGGAAAGTGACAAACATGACTTTCTCGAAAAAGGGAGGGTTTACAGAATCCTGTTTAGTTGCTCCAAATGGAAGCAGGGTATTCTTCCGGAATTATTCGCAAAACCTTGATACAGGGATACTTGAGGGATCAGAATGGGACTTAGTTTGGCTAGACGAGCTTTGCACGTTGGAACACATTTCGAGTTTGCGTTTCCGACTTACCACAAGGGCAAATAAGCCTGTTCAGAATGATGATCATCCGGAATGGATGAAGGGATATCCTTACCGAGGTATGCTTATTACCTTTACTCCGGTATCCGGATACACTCCCACAATCAGGGAATACATGGATGGTGCAAGAACGATAAAGGCAATTGATGCTGATCCTGAGCTACTACCGGATTCTAAAGTTCCGGTGATCATGCAACCATTGAAGGACAATACTCGAATTGTGTTTTTTCACTCAGCATGGAATAAATTCAATGATTATCAAGCATTGAAGCGTACCTTGAAGCATGATAGTAGGCAAAAAATTCTAACTAGGGCTTATGGACTTCCAACCAAGATTGCCGGAACTTTATTCCCTCGTTGGGGAGATTGCCATGTGGTAAATAGCGAACAAATTCCGGAAGAAGGTACTAATTACATGGTAGTTGACCCATCTCACGGAAAAAATTGGGTATGTTTATGGATCAGGGTTGCTGTGGATGGAAAATGCTATGTTTACCGAGAATTTCCTGATCAGGTAACACCAATTGATGGGTATGGCATCTTGGGAGAGTGGGCAATTGCAGGAAAGCACTTGGACGGGGATGTTGGAGAGGCTCAGAACCCATTAGGATTTTCCTTGGCGAAATATAAATCGATTTTTGAAGGATTAGAGAAGGATGAAGACATTTTCATGCGAATTATGGACTCTCGATTTGGATCTGCACCCACTCCGATGAAATCCGGCATTACTACGCTTATTGATCAGATGGCAGACTTGGGAATGTTCTTTGAACCCTCTGTTGGAACGAGAATAGAAGAGGGAGTTGCCTTAATTAACGATCTTTTGGACTATAATGAGGCAGAACCAATAAGTCCGGCAAATGCACCGAGATTTTATGTGCATGAGGACTGCAAGAACCTCAGATTCGCACTTTCAATCTACACCGGAAAGGACGGAAAAACAGGCAAAGTAAAAGATTTCATCGATTGCGCCCGTTATTTTTGCCTCTCCGGAGCCAACTATATCGATACCGATTCCGGTGTAATTCATGCCGGAGGGACTTATTAACCGATAACTCCTAGGACTTAGCGGTTAAGTATTATGTGCAATCAAACTATCGTACTTATCACCATCATGGTGTTATCAATTATTGGATTATTTTTATGACACAGGGAAAAGATTTTTCTACTTGCTTTTTATATAAGATAAAGTAAGTTGTAGGTATGAACAAAAAAAAATTAACTAAAAAGGATGTCGCTGAAAATGCTATCATCACTCTTAAAACCGCATTATCTGTAATAAAGCAAAGTGGAATACAATCACCACTAACTATCGAAGAAATTAAAGATCAGATAGTCGAACTTAGGGAGCATTTTAAGATAAATAGAGTTTAAAACGATATGAAAACAGAACTTAAATCTCGCACGGATGCTTGTCCGTATAATTGGAAATCCGGTTACCCCGTTGGCATTCGCATAGGATGCTGTGGTGACGAAGTACCTACCTACCTTAACCGGAAGTGGTACATCTATCTTTGGGACTCACGGACTCACCTTCATGTATACTATTGCTTTAACGATGATTTATTCATCTCCGAGGCAGAGTTTGAAACGATTAGGAGGTATAACAATGGACAAAATAGTTTATGACGGATTCTCAAGTTGCTATGGCAAACCTTGGTCTATACACCGGAATGGATACCCCATTGCCCACTTTTCAGGAAAAAGAAAAGCTCAACAATATTTAAAAGAATTAATACTAACCAAATACAAAGAAGTAGACGAACTACATTATGGAAAACATAGTATCCGGTTTGTCGGAAAGGAAAAAATACAATGAAAATTTACGAAGTATCATATAACTCATTTGAAGGTCACAATACAGAAATGTTTTTCTGCAATAAAGCAGAAGCAAAAAAGTGGATTCGTGAACAGCAAAAATGCGCACAAGAAGTTTTAAATGATCCGGATGATGATGGATGTACAGCTTTTTATGAAGATATCGATGATGAGCCAAAACTTTGTCATTTAAAATCGACTAGGAAAAGAGACATTGTCGATTTCATTAACCTTCATACCGGAAAATCATAACATCAGTATGAGTGCAGATAAAAAAGTAAAAGCTAGATTAGCAGAAATTTTAGAGATTCCACCAAGTCAGGCAAAGGCATCTCCTTTACTCCAAAAGTTAGTTTATGATAGCAAATCATGCTGTATTGTCATAAATACAAATACAAAGAAGATATTTAGCTTGCGTGATACTTCTTCTTATATGAGAATCAAGTGATGACTACATCAACATGGGGAGGAAAAAGAGCAAATCAGCATGGCAGACCAAAACTGCCAACTGAGCTTCGCAGAGTAATGGTTACCACTATGGTAAAGCCGGAAACTAAAAAGTATTTACTTACCAAGAATCCAAATATTGGCAGAGCAATTGACGAAATTGTAGTCAGGGAAAAAAATAAGTAGTTGACAGATTATCTCCGGATGTGTTTTTTCGGAGATGGATCAAGTTGCACCAACTACCGCCCTATTAAGGCGAGGACAAGTAAAAGATTGGTTGGGTCTCGATGATAACGAGATTACCAAATGGATTCTTGATGGTATCCTAAAACCAAGATATTTCCGTAAGGGTGCTAGAGCTTATTTTGTCCGGAAAGAGATTGAAGAAATCATCAAACCGGAGGTCATGGCATGAGTTTGGGATACAATGAAGATAAAAATAAAATGTCCGATAAACCGGATGTTGCAGAACTTCAATCCGAATTAGCTGAAATCATAGAAGATGCCGGAAGAAATCTACAACTTCGATCAGATTACGATAATATTAGATATTGTAAATGGGAGGGTGAAAGTCCGGATAACCGAAAGCACGAAGAATATATTGGTCACAGACCACATCCTTGGGAAGGTGCATCAGATACCAAGATCAGGGTTGCTGACAAGCATATCAATCGTCATGTCCACATGGTTTCCGAGGCATTCTTTCGAGCAAATTTAAGTGTAACCGGAGTTGAGGTAGAGGATAATAAAAAAGCTTCAAATTGGGGTTCACTTTTGTCTTATTTTATCGAGCAAAAAATGCTTCCTGAATTACGAAGGGAAGTAGAAATTTTAGCACAGGAACTTTTTTCATCCTCTCCGGCAATTGCTATTCTTGGAATTTATTGGCAACAGGAAACGATCATGCGAATGAAACGATTTTCCGTCCAAGATTTAGTTATGTTGATCCAAGATATGGGAGGTCAGGAACAGGATGTTGAGCAAATTTTAATGATGCTTAATGATCCGGACATGACTGATCAGGCACTCATGCTAATGAGCCAAATATTTGTTGGGGTAAAAGAAAAGGCGCTAAAAAAAGGTCTTAAACAATTTCGTGAAACCGGAGAGGCAAAGCTTCCGGCTCCGGTACAGCATGAGAATCGCCCACGATTTGTAGCACATCGATTGTATGATGACATTTTCGTTGATGCAAATTGCACCGACTTGGATCGTGCAAGGGTTATCATGCGTAGAGAATGGATGTCAGAAACTGAGCTACGGGACAAAATCAATACTGAAGGTTTTGACGAAGAATTTGTAGAGTCTGTTTTAGAAAAAGCCGGAGGTGCATCCGGAGTAGCAGACATGAATTACCGATCCTCAATGGTTCAACAAAATACGCTTGGGCGAGGCATTCAGGGAGACTATGACGATCTGTACGAAATCTTTTATTCTTACAAAAGATGCTATGATGAAGATACGAATGTTCCGGCAATTTACTGCACAGCATTTTCCCCTCATGTAAATGATTCTTACGGGAAACATGAACTTTTGCAGTACGGGCATAATCAAATGCCATTTGTTCTTTTTTCGAGAGAAAGACTATCTCGCTCGATTATGGACTCACGGGGTATTTCAGAAATCTGCGCACCTAACCAATACGAAATAAAAGTTCAGCGTGACCTTAGAAATGACCAAGGTCAAATAAGCACTTTACCTCCTCTTTTGACCAACGCTCGAAGAGGAGCATTGAACACAATTATTGCTCCGGCATCACAAATAACAATTACCCGTCCGGATGATATACAATGGTTAAATCCTCCTGCACCATCTTCCGGTTCCATAGAGGCTGAAGAACGGGCAGAAGCAGATGCAAATGAATATTTTGGTCAGTCTCAAGACCCAATGACGAATCAACTATATAACCAATGCATGGTGAATCGTTGGCTTGATTCATGGAGAGAGGCGCTCAGTCAGGCACTTTGCTTGTGCCAACAATACTTGAGTCCTGAATTCGTATCTCGGATTGTTGGAGGTGCGCCGGAAGAAATCGCAATTCAACCGGACGATATTCAGGGACGATATGACCTAAGCCTTAGATTCTCAGTTGATACTTTGAACCCTGAGTTCATGGAAAAGAAAATTGCTTCAGTAACTCAGCTTACTCAATTTGATACAGAATCCGCAATTGACCGGAACAAATTGGTTACCTTAATGGCAGAGTCAATTGACCCACAATTGGCAAAAAGTGTTGTCCGTGATCCGGCAACTGCAAGCCAACAGGAAATCGATGATGAACAAATTTCATGGATTAAAATAATGGCAGAAATTGAACCGCAACCAAAAGAAGGTTTGAACTTTGAGCTTCGTTCTCAGGTTGCACAGCAACTTCTTCAGACCTCGCAGGAACTTCAGCAGAAAATGCAGGAAAAACCATTGGTTAAACAACTAGCAGAAAACAGAATGAAATTTCTACAATTTGGAATTATGCAAAAAGAGAATGCACAGATTGGTCGAGTCGGAGTTAAGCCTGTTATTGGTCAGTCGCAATCTCAGCCACAGCAGGGAGGGCAATATTAATTTTCTAAAATTATTTGATAAAAGACGAGTCCGGTTGGTAAAATATCCAAAATTACTAACACAGGACGAAATCGCACAAATTTTTAAAGACCAAGGTGAGGGTTCGAAAATTTGGCAAGCTTTAGATTCAATAATCGATAATAATTTATTATCTGCTGTATCAGATATCTCTGACCCTAAACAGAGTGCCGAAATGTTAAGTCATTCGTCCGGACGAATTGATTCCCTAACCACACTTAAATCTCAAATAGAGGAATATAAAAAATGGAAGAATGGGAAGATGAGTTACAAGACCAACTAGGTGAAAAAGTAAACGAATTTTTAGAAAAAGGACTTACCATTCGTCAATGTGTCGGAGTCCTAGAAACTTTAAAATTTGAATTGATAGGAAACATTATCGTCATTGAGGAGTGATGAAAAGTTTTGTCTATTGCTCCGATTTGCACGGAGACAAGCAGGATTACGATGCTGTAGAAAATTTACTAAAATTTACTAAAGAATTTAATCCGGATGTAAGAATATTTGGAGGTGATCTTTTTGATTTTTCACCTCTCATGCGAAGTGCTGATGTAGCTGAAAAAAATGCTTCGATGGAAGCAGATGTTGAAGCAGGAATGGAATTTTTAGATAAGTTTCGCCCTCACCATTTTTTGCTTGGCAACCATGATGATCGTTTGTGGCAAACTGCTAAAAAGCATTCAGTAGGAATAATCCGTGATACCGCAAAGATGGGTATTAAAGATATTGAAAAGAAATGTCGTTCCATGAAGTGTAAGCTTTATCCTTACGATGTAGAAAAGGGAATATTGTCATTGGGTAAAATAAATTTTATTCACGGGTTTTATCACGGGGTAACTGCAACCAAGCGTCATGCTGAAACTTTTGGTCAATCAGGAGGTCTAGTTGTTCATGGTCACATTCATTCCATTCAATTTGCCTCAATTACAAGGCGAGGAGGGGGAGCCGGATTTTCAGCCGGATGCCTAGCAACTTGTGCGATGGATTGGAATCGAGCGAAGGTAAATCGTTTGGCACACGAAGCAGGATGGGTTTACGGGTATTACTCAAATAAATCTTGGGCTTGCTATCCTGTTCGAAAATTTGACGGGGAATTTTTATGGCAAAACCAAAAAACATAAATTGGGCAAAAACTTTACAAACTTTATCCGGAAAGCAAGGAAATGAACCGGAGGGAGAAGGTTGGTTTACGGCAATAGAATTTCAAGAAAATGCCGGAGTAGGTCATGCACGATGTCACAAATTAATCCGTAAGGGATTAGAGAATGGAAGTCTCGAAATGCATCGTGGATCATCTTGGAACGAGAACCACAAGCAACTAACTCGTAAAGTGTGGTATAGGCAAATTTAGCCCAACTTGCCACAAGTTCATTGTCTTCCTTGATGTTTCACTTATGTGAAGCAATTTTCAGTCTGTCCCCAAGTACTTAACTTGAGAAATTATTCCATTCGTCAAAACGAATCCAAACCTATGACAGACACAGAAACTGAGGTCGCGCCTCTTGAAACAGCAGAAAACGAAGAATCAAATATCGTCTCTCTAGCCGACATTATGGAGGCAAGCGGAGTAGACGAATCGCTCATTGACAGCAAATCGACTGAAGAAGTCGAGGAAGAATCAGAGGTGGAAGAAGAAGGGGAAGAAGGTGCTGAAATTTCAGAACCTGAACCTGAACCTGAACCGGAGCCTGAAGCTAAAACAGAAGATTCAGACGGAGTCAAAAAACGAATTGGCAAATTGATTGAAGCTAAAAATCAAGCAGAAGCTGAAAAGCAATTGCTTGAAGAGGAAATAAAATCCTTAAAAAAGCAACCGCAGAAAGGGTTAGATCAATTTGAAGGTGTTGAGACTTTTGAAGATTTGAAACAAAGAGAAAATGATGCTGAACACTTACGAGATTGGTTGCTCGAAAACCCTAACGGGGGAGAGTACATTGACGAATCCGGAAGTGAGCATGAAGTAGATTCTGATCAAGCTAGAAAATTGATGGCACAGACCGATAGAGACTTACGGAAAAACATTCCGGCAGTTGGTCAGAGGATTCAATTACGACAGCAAAATCACGAAATCGCACTTAAAACTTTTGATTGGCTCAAGGATGATGGTTCACCGGAAAAAGTGGAAATGAATAAAATTATTTCTATGAATCCGGACATTGCTAATTATGTTAAAAAAGACCCATATGGACTAATAACCATAGGTTATGCAGTCGAAGGTTTTAAAGCAATAAAAGCAAAAACTTCTGCCACAAAAAAAACCTCTGTTGCTCCCAAGATTCCTTCAGCACCAAGCAGGGCAAATCCTAGTGTTGTGAAAGGTAAAACTTCCACAAAGAAAAAACTCTATGAACAAGCTCAGTCAGGTGATCTCGATTCTGCGTCTAGTTATATTGAATCATTATTATAAAATCCTAGGGAGGGAAAAATTATGGCAGGAATAGTTGAAAGAGACCAATCACTTAAACGGGAATCATTAGCAGACCTCTTGGTAGTTATTGATAAAAAGAGTACACCATTTTTAAGTCAGGTAAAAAAAGGATCAGCACCAAAGAATTCACTTTTAGAGTGGGGTGTTGATAAGCATAAAACCAATATCGTTGCCGGAGCAACTTACACAAGCGGAGTTTCTGATGCGATTCCACAAGATGGAGTTGATACTACTTCTTCGGATTTTGAAAATTACGATGATAGGGCGAAGTGCCAAGTGTATGTTCAGTACGCTCGTAGATTTCCAAAAGTTTCTCGTCTTGCTAACATGACTTCTGATATTGCCGGAGTCGGCTTCAAGAAGGAAATGGCAAATTCGATTGCGAAAAGTTTAGTGGCACATAAGCGCGATATAGAAAGTACTCTTTGTTCTTCTCAAGAGACCAATCAGGAAACTTCTTCAGCGCCTTATCAAACTCGTGGATTGGGAAAATGGATCACAAGTTCAGCACAAGGCACCTTGCCTGTTCCAACTGATTTCTTAACTCCATCTGATTCAATTGCATCATCTGCTACAGCAAGTGCGAAAGAAGAAGATTTGCGTGGTATTCTTCAGTCTATTTACGAGCAAACCGGAGAGTCCGATAAGTCCTTTTTTGGTCTTTGCGGAACCGGAGTAAAGAAGACTATCTCTGAGTTCACTTTGTTCACTCCACGAACAAATAACATTGTGATGTCTAATCGTGATACTGATGAAGGTAGGCTTGCTACTTCCATTGATATCATCGACACGGATTTTGGCGTGATAACCTTGAACCTATCGAGCTTCTTGGAGCAGGATGCACGGGATGGTTCCGGTGCTTATGATGCTTCTGTTGGGCAGAACACATTGTTCATTTTGAACATGAGCCAACTTGAAGTAGCTTTTGCAGAAGAAACGAATGTCCGTGAGCTTCCTGATCTCGGTGGAGGTGCAAGAAGTTTGGTTGAGTCGGTATTTGCCATGAAGTCTTACTCCGGTGGACTTGATCATGGTAAATACACTCTTAGTTAATTTGCTTAGTTAGTTAGTTATTGTTTATGCTCGGCGCGGAAGAAATTATCGTAGGAAAAGAAAACCTCACAAAAGAGGTTTGGGGGGTTCTTGCAGATATGTACCGCGCTGAGCTAGGCAATGCTGAGAGAGAGCAAATTAAACTTATGGAAGCTGAGAAACGAGTTTCCGGAGGGGAAAGAAAAAACTTACCTTTTGGCAGACTTAAAATGAAAGTTTGTCCGGAGGTTTTTCATTTTTGGGAAGGCAAACTTGGCGAAGGAATTTGGAGAGATAAATCGTTTTTAAAATATATGGAAAAGCGATTTGGGGAATTAATTTCTATAAAGTCAAAGAGTGCTAATGTAGTGGTATGAGAACAACCACATATTCGGCAATCGAACGAGGTGTTGCCTCCATTGCCGGAATCGATCCTGACAATGTTCTTGCTCATGAAAAGAGCATATTGGCAGAGTATATAAACGATGCGGTAAATTATTGTTGGGACTATTACCCTTGGGGTGAATTTACAATAACTGAAAAAAGGTATTTTAGAGATGTTTGGTCAAGCTCAACTCCTTATCAGTTAGGTAGTGAAGTTTATCATGCCGGAAAATTTTACCGAATGCATGGAGATGGGAACAGCAATACTGAACCATCAGAACTTTTAGATTGGTATGAGATTGGAGACAGAACTGAAGACTCACCTTGGAGTGAGGATGGTTTATATGGCATTGGGGCAAGGGTTAGTCATAATGATAAAAGTTATGTCTGCATTGCGTTGTCTCCACTTGGAAAAACAAATTTCTTAACTGATGGAATCGAGGTAACGAATACAACCTATTTTCAGGAGGTTGACACATTTTTTGAAAGGTACATTCCTTATGAGCAATATGGTTACAATACTATTGGAAATTGTTTGGGTTGTTACACTAATGACCCTCGCTATTCTAATACTAAACATTTAAATTTTCGAGAGGGTAGAGAAGGAGTTTACCTCGAGGCAATTGACTCTGTGGTGAATGAAATTTGGATGGTGTACAAAATTGAAGCACCAACATTTACACCGACATCTACAGATAGTTCAATTCCAAGATTCTTGGCACAAGCAATAAAGGCTCATGCGTATCAGAGTTGGTTAGTGGGAGAAGGTCAGCACGAAAAAGCAGGGTTACAAGAGCTTAAAATTTTAGACTTGCTAGTAAGAGAAACCGATAAAATTGATCTTCAGGCAAACAAAAATAAACCATTTTCAATCTCCCCAAATTCGAGTGAATTAATTAATGCTCGCCAATCGCAGATTACTGAGCCAACACCTCACCTGATTGGAAGATTGGTTGAGGCAGAAAGTGATTTAACATTTAAACTAAGTAGCTTAGTTCAGGGAAGAAACCCATATGTTAAATCGACTTTAGATTTATATTTTTCCTTAGAAACTGAAATTGAAGCTCAGGATATATTAGACCCTCGCAGGAAATACGGAACTACAACTTGTCATTCAAATTTAAGAGTCCCTGCAATTAATAGTGAGGCACTAAAAACAAAATCTGTAGAAGTAATTACATCAACCATTGATGTTCAATTGAGTGGTTTTGATGCAGGGCAAGCAAGTAGTGTTGACCCAATTTCAATTACAATTTCCGTTGCACCACCATTTGGAAATTATGTTTATTCGAACGAGGCAGATTCAAGTTTTGGATTAAATGTTGCACCCGTAATAGTCGAAAGACTATTTGCAAACAGAGTGAATATAAATATGGGTCTTAGTGTTCAGGCTCAATACGAGATGCCCGTATTTATCGAGCAACGAAAGCAAGAATGGTTTAACAGCAAAACTAGTACAAGTGGCAGATATTTTGCTCTTGGTAGAAGTCGTGCAATTGATTTAACCGACACAAATACTCAGCTTGGACTTGGTGATCATAGAATCACTATGAAATTTGAAAGTCTTGGATCGCACGGAAGTATGTTAGCTAACGATGATCCGCTATCAGCAAATCAGACTCCATTTATGACTAGTGCAAGCACATCGATGCAAAATGGAAGTGGTACTGAAATTTATATTGGAAACTATCCAATAACTCTATTTTTGCTAAACACAATTGATATGCGAGGTGGTATAAATGCCTCTGTTGAATTAAATGGGCAATCGTTAACTCCCTTTTATCAAACTCCGGAAAATAATACCATGACTCCAAATGGTTATCCTATTCCAATTATAAGCTTTAGTGATCATCACAGGCAGAGTATTTTTGGGGTAACGGAAACTACAAATGGTGGAGGAGGGCAATATACAAATTTTGAGCCACTACCCTATGCACCGCAATATAGTCAATTCACTCAAACAAAAGCGTATTGGGGTGGAACTATATATAAACTTTACCCTCAATATAATTCAACGGGTAGTAATCAAACAAATCAAATAGATATCACAATTAATACCATTGCAAACTCAAACAAAGTTCATGTTGCAATGGGATTTCTTCCGGAAGTAAATACTGATAAAAATCAACCTGCACAAGTGGCAGGAAGTTTGGGGGTTGCTCTAAGTAAAGCATATCAAATTTTAGACTTAGATAGTGTAACTATCGAAAATTTATAAACATTTAATATTAAAAATAGGAGGATATATATATGTCACAAGCTACAGATGATTTAGAATCGAGAGTGTTAACTGCTCTTTCAACCGCAGGAACTGCCAATTTTGGTAATGGTCAAGCAGGTAGTGCCGGAAGTGGAGCATTTATAGGGTTATTTACTCAAGCACCCACTGATGCCGGAGGAGGCACTGAACTTAACGGAAGTGGATACACAAGAATGCAAGCAAGTTTTGGATCAGTAACTTCCGGAGCAATTAGCACAAACTCAGATGCTCAGTTTCCATCAGCAGATGCTTCATGGGGGACAATTACTCATGCCGGATTATTTAACGCATCTACGGGAGGTCAGTTATTGGCTTATGGTGCTTTAAATACACCTAGTCAAATTGACCAAGGGGATATCTTTAAAATTCCGGTTGGTGGATTTACCATCTCAATGGACTAAAATTTTGTGGAAACTTTTCATAATTTTAGGACTTTGCAGTTGTACAATAAGTTGTACATCTCTTAAACCACTTCTTCCACCCTCTCTTGCTGTTGTCGGTGGAGGGGTTGGAGCATTGGGAGGTTCTCCGGTTACCGCAGGGTTGGGAGCCGGATTGGGAGCAGGGGCAGGATACTTAATAGTTCAAGGATCAGATAAGGTTGATTCTGAGGTAAGAGTATTGAAGGCACTTACAACCGGAGATGTGAATGCTGTAGTTACAGAGAAACTAAAAAGTGCAAGAGATGAAGGATTTTTTGATCACATTTTTACTGAAATTTATGGAGTTTTAAAACTTTGTGTTATTGGTCTAGCGCTATGGATTTTAGTGCCTATGGTCTATACGCATTGGCAAACTAAGAAAATAAAAAATGGAAGATAGTGGTTTAGTTTTTTATGCGTTGCAAGTAGTGAGTGGAGTGCTTTTTGCCGTTGGAGGATTTATGATAAAGTCTGTTTTAGGTGAAATGAAATGTCAGTCAAAAAGAATTGGTAGTCTTGAGGTTGATATGGCAAAAAATACCTCTGAGAACGAAACTCTTTTTAAGAGACTTGATGGTATCGAAACAAAGCTTGATCGGCTTTTAGAAAATTGGAGACGGGATAAATAGTGCCAAGGTATCGCTCAACTTTCCAACTTGATGATCCGTTTGCCGAAGATGGTGATGTTGGATTTTTGGGCATAAACGAACAGGCTGAACCAACAAATTTAAATGAGGGAGTCGTTACATTAAGTGAAAATGCACGATTTGAAAGTGGTAAAATAGTTACTCGAAAAGGACTAAAGAAAATTACCGGAATAACCGGAGGAAAGTGTTTGGTTCAATTCTTAAATCCTAATTCGCAAAATGATGATTTATTAGTTGTCACTAAAGATTCAGCACATGGTCTTTTAGCAAGCGGAACAGAGTCAATTAATTTTCCATATTCTGATTCTGACGAAGTTATGGGCATTCAAGCTTTTGACAAAGTAATTTTGTTTAGCGAGGGAGATCGTCCAAAAGTTTGGAACGGAACGGCAGGAGCAGGGTACGATGATTTACCAAATACTGCATCAATCACGGATGGCACATTTGTAGTCTGTCCGGATGCCCCGTTTGGGACTTACCTGAACAACAGATTAATTGTTCCTAATTATGCAGATTCTCCCACAAGCGTAATATGCTCTGATATCTTAAATGAAAATCTTTTTCAACTAGCAACCGGAGAGTTTTTTCTAAACAAAGGAACTGCGGATAAAACCTTGGGGTTGGGTGTAATGCAAGAATCTCAGTTGCTCGTGTTTAACAAGAAAAGCATTCATGCTGTGAATAATATTCATACCCTAGATTCTTCAACTTCAGAAATTTCTAGGCAATACGGAATTGCCGGACATCGAGCATATGCACAGAACGGGTCATATACTTATTTTGTTTCAAATGAAGGAAATATTCAGGTTTTAGTTCCAACGAGTGATGCAAATAAAGGGATGGGCATTGCTATCTCGAAAATGACCTTAGACCAAAATCCGCTAAGTAAAGATATTATAAAAACAATGTCTCGTGTAAATTTGGATGTGATTGAAAAATCAATTGTTCACTACCACAAAAATTTAGTTTATTTCTTTTTACCAATTGATAATTCAACTACCTTAAATTCGTGCGTAGTTTATGATAGTTTAAATTCGCAATTTATTAGTTTAGATACCCTTCCTGTTTCAGTTTTAGATGTTAACTCAGTTGGAGGAAAGCTTTACATTTTAACTGACGATTCAGTTTATGAATATGAGTCTCAGGATACTGATGATTCTACTCTGATAACTCTAAAAGTAAAATCCCGTGATTACATTTTAGGAACACGGGAGATCAAAAAATTTACCCGTGGAACCTTGGGGTACAAGACTACCGGAGAAGCAAATCTTACGATCAAAGTAAATACTCGAAATCCGGCAAGCACGATTTTATCAAAGCAAATAAATGCAACGGATACGGAAGAGCAGAATCGTTTTAATATTCGTAAACGAGGGTATGCAGTAAATATCGAATTGGAATCTACGGGTCAGGTTGAATTAAATTCTCTGAGCATAGAAGGATTTATTTCTAACGGAAGAATGGCAGGAGAGTACTGATGGCAGGAAGACCTAAAATAGCTGAGAACCGGAGAAAGAAAATGGGATTGGCTCCATTGCAACACGCTTGTAAAGACATCGTAGGAGAGTACATGGACTCCACTCATCCCTTGGCATTAACTAAGACTCAACAAGAGCAAATGAATGCCATCTCGTCTCTTTCTCACGAAGAATTTACGCAGAATGTTTTAGACCAATGTAAGCTTGGTCTAATGCAGGGTTTAAATCAACTGAACAGGGAAATGAGTAAGATGCATATTGTCCGGTTACCGGAGACCATCACGCATCTTCTAAAGGCAATAAAGGATATTCAGGGGGAGCCTACACATCGAGTTGAGGTCAAGCGACAAATGACTGCAAAACAATTTAATGAACTCCTTAAAAATCTTCCAAAGAAGGAGGCTGAAATAATATGATTACTGCTGTTGTAGTTGCCGGACAAGTTCCTGATATTGGTTCAGAAATAAACACCGATACTTTTCGTAAGATTGGAACTCCATCAGTTTTTGTTCCAACCGATGCAATAAATATCGGAGTGGGTGAAACTCTGACAATTAACGGAACCTTAGCTTTAAATGGATTGGTTACCGGAGGAGTTGATTTTATCGAGGCAATTATTGACGGAGGTCATGCTGACTCTGTCTATGCTGAATCATTTACATTAGACGGAGGTCACGCATGACTATTCGTAGAATGCAGATGCGTAGGGATGAAACTCTCGCTTGGGAAACAACTAATCCTGCTCTGCACCAAGGTGAAATTGGTTTCGAAATTACCGCAACAGGACAACCAAATCGGCTAAAGATTGGAGATGGTTTCACCTCATGGAACGATTTGGAGTACGCAGATGATAATGCCATGCAAACTATTCGTGAGGAGTACGGAGATGAATCCTCATTCAATTTACAATTCGATCTTAACAAATAAAAAAAATTATGAGTGCTACAGATATATTAGGAAAAATAGGTGAAAAAGTTGGAGGTGAATTTTCAGACCTCCGAGTAAGTTTGGGAAATATTTACGCAACGAAAGTTTCGTTAAACAATATTGATTTGTCTCCTTATTCAACAAAAGTTTCGCTAGGAGAAACTAGAACATCAATTGCTAATTTAGTAGATGGTACAAGTGTTTTTTCGGATTTAAAAGCAACTCGTGCTGAAATTGGAGATTTAAATGTTACCGGAACAACTACTACAATTAATACTGCAACGCTTTCCGTTGAAGATAATATAATTGAGGTAAATCTTCAGAGTGACGGAAGTGAAACTGCACAAACCGGAGGACTTGAAGTTAATCGAGGTAATTCGCAGGACAAAGCAAAGTTTGTTTGGAACGATAATTCTAGTGAGTTTCAAGCTTTGCTTGGCTCAACTGCAACTGCACTTTCGGTAAATGAAATTAAAGTTCCAAATTCCGCAGGGGTAAAAATTAACAATGTAGCACTTGGTGACTACTCAACTTTTGAGTCTGCATTTAATACTGCTAATAGCTAATGACTGATATTCTCGCACAGGTAGGCACGAAGGTAGGTTCTGAAATAAAGAACCTAGACATTCGCTTGACTAGTGCTGAGAATGCTATTGTCAACTTAGGTGGACAAACTCCACCACCCACAGGCAACTTCACGATTGAGCCTGTCACTTGGACTAATTTGTCGGAGATCAATCTAAGTGGCGAAAAACTTTTAAATACTAACTTCGATTTAGCTACGCTTGGAATTGGGGTTGAGGTTGTAGTTTTAATATCTTGGTCTAACGGAGGTAAAACTGCATCAGTCGGAGAGGTATACGAAATCGATTTAGTTCAGTCCAATGGGGGGATGCGTTTAACTAATTCGTCACAAAGCATATTTGCAAGTGCGTCTCAAATGCAAAACAATGTGCAAGCTACAATTCCCGAAAATTGGTCTGTAAGTAGTTCGGTTCCACTAGACCAAACCAAGCTTGCACAAGGCATAATTAAGGGGGATGGGGGTGCAGTTTCCATTCAGCAGATGTTCAGTAATCCGATTGCGAGTGGGACTAAATTAGTAGCTAAAGTTACCCGTGCTGATACAAACGAAGCAGGGGAAATTAGGGTTCACACATTGCGTTCAAACAAGACTCCGTATGGATCGGCTAAAAATATTCCTTACGCAGACGGATTTGTAGAATTTGAAACAACGGAAACAACCTATGGTTTGCGATTTTCAACTACACATGGCACTCGTGAAGTAAGCTCAATATCCTTGTTTCAAGGAGAGGTGAGTGGTGGTTCAGTTCAGACTTTTACAGGTGGTTCTATCGAAAAAATTAGCGGGGTCGATGGGTACAACGCAGGAGCATCATCAGTTCAAAAAATTGATGGGCAAAAAGATGGATATGTTCAATTTCAAATTGGTCATGCGACTCGGTCAGTCAGGGTTGGACTTGTCAATCAGGATTCTGACTACGAAGTTGATATTCCATTTAAATTAAATTTTGGAGGTGGAAACATAGATTTTTACCAACCATTTTTAGACAACCAAAAATCTTACGAAAGTGGTGATTGGTTTCGCATTCGACACTATTCAACAAATAACGAAATTCATTTTCAGAAAAGAGAAGATATTTATCAGGCAAACACAAATGCATCTTACGAAGTTGGGACAAAAATTTTGATCCTGAGAGATTTTAGTTCCGCAGTTAAGGACGAGATTGTGACTATTTACTTTGTTAATAATAGTGGTGTTCCAAGCTTCGAGCAAGATGATGGGACTAGGTTTGGCGCACAGGCAGGAATCTCAGGATTTGGTCGAGCCGATTGGTGGGAAGTTGCTGAAGTAGTCGGTCAGGACTATTTAACATTTTACACTCATCCAACTTTTAGCAACGGAGATGACTTGTATATCGACACTTCATTTCATGCGGTAGGTTCTCGTTTAAATGATGTTCAAATAGCGTACAAATGAATATTTTAGGAGAGTTAAAAAGTTTCTATGACAAAATTGGATGTGATCCGTGGAAGGATATGTCTATGTACATACAGAATGGATACTTTTTTTCATCTCCCAATCATATACTTTTTGGCAAACCCGTCAGGAAAGATGAAGGTGATCACATTAATCAATGGAATCCAATTGGCGCTGATGCATGGTATGTAAGATGTGCGATTGGAGAAAGTGGTGTTTCGCAATTTATTGAACAGATTCCGTATCCACTTCCATTCATTGGATGGCAAAGAGAATTGAAAAATAAAGAAGTAAAATTTTACGAACTTACAAAAATACTTAGGAGGAAAATCTAATGGGAGGAGGATCAGAACCACAATATATTTCAAATGAATATGGCGAATCAATGCGTGATGCATTGCAAGCCCAAATTGATTTAGCACCACAACTTTACAAGGCTGAATCTGATCCTAATTATGGTAGGAAAGCATACGCTCGATTAGATCAAGAAATCATAGAAGAATCTTTGTTAGGAGAAACAATTGAATACGATTCTGAAGGTAGGCAAGTAACCGGATATAGTGGAGGAATGGGTGGTAGATACCAAGTTGTTCCACAAGTATACGAAAAGCACAAAACAGATGGAGGGGGAAGACTATTATATTTAGACGGGGATGGACAAGAAACTACCAATAATTATAATTGGAATACCTATAACCCTCCTGCAACAATTACTGCTAACCAATATCGTATCATTGATATTGACACCGGAAAAGATATTGAGGTGCAAGGTTCAGATGGAAAGTTTTCAAAGTTTACCGGAACATCTTTGGAAGATGCATTTGCAAAAGTAAAAGAACTTGGTGGAGGTGATCTGAAACCCATCTACAAGAAAAACGCTGATGGTGAAGTTATTCGCAAGCCGGAGATGGCAGGAAAGACAACCCGTGAAGGTGGAGCCTTAGATATTCTTGGAGGAAAACAACCGCAACAATTTAGTGACGGAACAACAAGAAGAGCAGGATTTAATGAGGATGGCAGTTTTGCAGGAACATCTAAGATGGAGCAGGATTTGCTTGAGCTTGCAAAGAAACAACAAATTAATACTGAGGCAGATTTAGCCAAAACTTTTGGTAAGGAATTAACTGATGCGTACCGAGGAAATTTCACCGCAACTCAAGAAGATGTAGATGCCGGAAGAGCGCAAAAAGTTGGCGAGAAAGTTAAGGGAAGCATTCAAAAGGCACTCGATGAAACAGAAACCCTAGCAAAAAAATCTGCATTTAGTGATGATCAAAAATTATCATATGGAGACAAATCTTTATTTGGACTCGCAAGCCAATTTCAAACTCCACAAATTACCTCGCCAACCGGAAACCCAAGACCAACCACTCCTCCGGTTTATACCGATCCGGCAATGCAAGCCCAAGAAAATTTACGGAATGCAGGAAAAGGAATTTACGATCCGCAAGCAGAGCAGGATGCTATAATTGCAAAATATAATACCCATATGCAAGATATCGCAAATGGAGAAACTTATATTTCCGAGGCAGAGGCTCAGGCAATGTTTGATCAGGAGATGAGCGACTTTGATGCTAGACAGCAAAATGTTCAAAATAATGAAAGCGTAGCACAGCAAGGTGCAAATTCTTTAGCTCAAGCAATCAATGCAGGAAACGGCATGGGAGGACTTGGAGCCTCACAAATGTATTCAAATCAAGGACAATTAGCGCAGGGTTTGAATAGAGTTAATAGCAGGGGTGTAATTGCGGATGCTGTAGCAGGGAGAGCAGATACCGGAGTTGAAAATACAGCAACTATTGCAGATGCATCGCAAGGCAATATGAATGTTCCTTTAAAGGATATGACCGAGCAAGCACAGGGTTCTATTGCTCCGGCACTTGGTGATATGGGAGGGTTGCGTAGTGCGATTACAGCAGATGCTGTAGATGCTCTTGCACTTGGAGGCAATCTGTCAGATAGGGAGGCTCGAAGGGTTACAGAGGACGCAAGAATTGCTTCAACCGCACGAGGCAGGGGAAGAGACCTAAGTGCGATATTAGGGGAGGTAAATGCCAACGAGGGTGCTAGAAGGCAAAGGCTGAATGAGCGAAGACAATACGCTCAGGGTGCGCTTGGACAGGAAGGTGCCTTTAGGCAGGACGAGGCAGGAAGGCAAACGCAAACTTCCATGCAAAACGCACAACTCTCAGATGCGTATTATAATCGAAAATTTGGATATGATCAGCAATACAACCAATTGCAGGATCAGAAACAAGCTAGAGAACTGCAAGCATCGATGGCAAATCAGGGAAGGGACATACAACAAGCAAACCTTGATATGCAAGCAAAATTAGCAAACCAAGGTGCCACACAAAATCTTGGGGCAAGAGAGTCTCAAGCTTCAATGGCAAACCAACAAGCAGATATTGGGATTATGCAAACCAATATGCAAGGAGATTTAGCCAATCAAAGAGCAGAACTTGAATTAAAAAACATGGAGCAACAAGCTCAGGCAGGAAATGCTCAATCTGAGCTTGCTCGCCAACAAATGCTATTTAATGCCTTGCAATTAGACTATCAAAATCAACAAGCACTTGATCAATATAATTCTCAAATGGCAATGCAGGGTCTTGGAATGGATAGAGCATTTTTGCAAAGTAGAGTAGGGTTAGAGCAAGCAACTTCAGCCGATGGATTACTTGCTGTGACCGGACGAACATCCGGAGCGAGTGTTGGAACCGGACAAGGGGTCTATGGTAATGGTGCAGTTGGATTAAACTCAGCACCACAATTATATAATCCTGCTCAAGGCGCTCAGTTTATGGCAGATCAAACAGCAGGGCAGAATAACTTTAATGCTAATATATACGGGTCTAATCAGCAAAGAATTGCCGGAATGTATGGTGCAATTGGAAGTGCCTTTGGGAAAATTGGTAGTGCTATGATTCCAAAGCCGGGATGTTGGGTAGCAAGAGAAGTCTATGGAGAAACAAATCCGCAATGGTTATTATTCCGTGCCTATTTATTCTCCGATGCACCATCATGGTTCCGCAAATTATACCTGAAGTTTGGCGAAAGGTTTGCAGAATTTATTTCAACAAAACCAAGGCTGAAATCGGTAATCAAAAAATGGATGGATACAAAAATTAAGAAAGGCTAAACAATGAAACCATCACCATATTTTACTCCAATTCAACAGCAGAGGCAGGACTTCTCATCACTTCAAAATGCCGGAAGAGCATGGGGTGAAGCGTATGGGAAAATTGGCAATGCCATTGGTCAGATTGGTTCCGCTTATTTTGAGAAAAAAGCCAACGACAAAAAAGTTGAGGACTATATGGCAAGTCCTGATTTTGAGGAAAAGTTTTTAGCGAGTGGTGGAAGTTCTGCTGAGTTACAGCAAATGAAAACAGATGAAAAGTTTCGAGATAAAATTCGAGACCAATACATAAAATCTGTTGGTGGAATTGATAAGTTTAAGGAAGAAGCAAATCGTAAGGAAACTGAACTTCGTGCAGAGCAAAAACACAATGCATTAATGCAGACAAGTCAGGAGCAGTTAAAAGCCTTACAATTTACAAATCAGAAAAATGAGGAACTTGTAAAGACACAAAAGCTTTCAAATTCTTATCTGACATTTGCGACTAATTATAAAAAGAATCCTGAGAATCAGAATAACCTTTTGGGAGCCGGACAAAAGTTTATTCAAAACATGGTTGATGAAGGTGCTTCAGAAAGTGATGTGGCAATCGCACAACGAGCAGTTTTAAGCACTAACAAGAGCATGGGTATGGGAATGCATAGTGGTTTGGTTGTGCCTACGCTAATGGAAAATATGCGCAAAACAGAATTTGATGGTAATGTATTAAAGCAAGTAAACTTTACATCTCCTGCGCAAATGAACGAATATTATAACCAAGTCATAGCGGAGAATCCAAACTTACCACAACCGCAGAAAGATGCCTTGCTGAAGAGAATGGAATCAGTAACTGCTCCGGCAGGAAAAATACGGGAGATTGCTGATGCATCATTTAAGTCACAGGGGTTTCAAGGGTATCAAGTACTTGCAGGACAAATGCAGGACATCAAAGAAATCGAATCTATTCTTGATCGTTCACTTTTTGAGATACCAATGGAAGATGGTTCGGTGCGGTACGAAGTCCGAAATTCAATTGGTGCAAACATCACTCTTATTAAAATGGCAAAACTCGCACAGGGTGCAGGAGTTCTTTCGGAAGGTGATGTCAAAAGAGTGCAGGGTGATCAAAGATTATCATCATTAATTGAACGATTGATGGATAAGCGTATTGGACAAGAAAAGATTTTAACTGCTCAAGATGTTGCAGAAGGTGGATTGTATCACAAATTGTCAGGGCAAGATGGGAGAGAATATAAAGTTGGTGACAAAGTAATTTTTGGAGGTGCAAGCGTTAACGATAAAGACTTGATCGCAATGCGTGATTTAGTTGATGCAAAGAGAGAAGAATTTAATACGGCAACTCGTCAATATGTGCCTAACATTATTAGAGAAATACAAAGTCAATTTGGAGGATTAACCCTTAAAGAAATTGACGAAGCAACCGGACTTGGAGATTTCTTGGAGGGTGGAATACAAAGTCTAGGAAAGGTTGATCCTAGTGTTTCAAAAAGAAATGTTAGAGCGATATTTAAAGCAATTGTTGATGGTCGAATCGCAAACGAAAAAGATTTCGATAGATTTTTAAAAGAAGATGTTGATTTCCACCCTTCGGAAAGAGTAGGACTAGAAAAGGCACATCGAATTGCACTTGCACAAGTAAAAGCAATTGAGGAAGAAAAAGCCGGATATGGGTCTGACTATTACCGCAGGAAACAAGAACCTGAGCCTGAGCCAAGTACATTGATGATGCCAAAGAATCCAAAAGAAATTGCGACACAAGAATTGATTAATGAACGCAAGTCTTCGCCTAGAAACTCTATGGATGCAGAGATGGATGACGATGGAAAAGTTGTTAAGCAGAGTTTAACTGCAATTTCATCTGCTTCTGCCGGAATGTCCGTAGGAAAATTTGCTCAAAATCGAATCAATACCAATGAATACATTCGAGATAACATTACCGGAAAAGATGGAGCAAAATTCAATAGCATGGATTCAAGTTTAACATCCCGTCAGAAATATGATATCATGTTATCTGAAAAACTAGATGATCCGAAAACACTACGGGAAGAAGCAAGAAAAGTTGGTATAGATGTAGACGAGGATACCACTCGAAATGGCAGAAAAATTGGCAAGAAATATGGTGGTGCAAAAGGAAACGAAAAACTTAAAAAAGAAGTTACCAAAAGATTGAATAAACAAGTTACTGATAAAGCAGGAAAGGTGCTTGGAAAATCATTTCTAAAAAAGTTTGGATTAACATTAGGAAGTGGTTTTATTTCCGGTGGATTAGGTTGGTTAGTGGGTAGTATAGATTTTATGAACGACATTGGTAATATGCGAGAAGACGAAATTAATCAACAAATTGCAAACATCCAATCAGAGCAAAGTGGGATGTCTAAAAAAGAATTAAATGCTAGTGAAGAAATTATTAAAAAATTAAAATATAAAAGAGATAATTTTTTAAAAACTGAATTTTCGAAAAAGAGAATGTCTTTTGGAAACTTCTAATTAGGATATTACTATGGCAGAATTTTTATTTGACACAAAAAGTACCGCAAATTTTGGAATTGGAACTCCAACTCCGGAGGACATCGACAAGCAAAGATTTCTAGCTGAACGAAAACGACAGCAGGAAATGGGATGGGGTGAAGCAACATGGGAGTTTGCATCCGGTCTCGCATCCGGTTTGTACGATTATGCGATGGAAGAAGTTCCTGAGTTTCTCAATGGTAAAAGTTTGACAATGGGAATGCTCGGCTTAGGTGACAAGGAAGGTGACTTTGAAGATGCATGGGGAACTATTGGACGAAGTGCAGAATTAGGAGCAAGAGATACCTATAACACTTTCAAAGTTCTAGTAGGGAATGTTAAAGATTATTTTAACTCTGAATTGTCAGAAGAGGAACGGGGTGAGAGAGCATGGTATCGTCATCAATATGAAATGAATTATTTCAATGATGCCCGTGAAAAATTTATTGATGCAAGCACATCTCAATACGGAAATAAATTATCGTTCTTAGCCGACTTTACTGATGCCACAAATTTAATTCCATCAGTTGGTGCTTTAAAGTTTTTACCTAAAGCGACTAGGTCAGCATTAAAAGGATCAGCAGAACTTTCAGGTAAAGCATTGTCTCGCACAGGAGCAGGACTAATGGGTGTAAGTGACATTGCCGGATATCCGAGATCATTAGCTAAGAAATATAAGCTAGGTGAAGTATACGGAGCAGGACAGGCACTAGGTGTTGCCGGAGCAGTTGGAGGTGCAACAGGAGTTGCCGGAACAATTTCAACCGGAATGACCGGACTTCTTGCCACTAATATTGTAGCGAAGATGGCAGGAAAATTAGCAATGGAAGTTGGTGAGGTTGCAAAGATTTTTGCAATGCCATCGAGTCATGCACGATTCCTACATCGTCTTGCCACATCAGATGCAGTAAGTAAGCAAACACGAAAAACTGCAACCATGCTGAACAGCATGAAAGGCACACAAGCTTATGATATTTTATTCAATTCATTTGTTGCCGGACTAGGAGCAGGAGCAATGCAAATTGGCATTGAGGGAGCCAAGGGTAAAGGTGCATATGAAGTGGGAGTTGCAACGGGTCAGGGTATAGGTATGGGTTCCGGAGTTGGACTAGGAATAAGTGCAACCGGAGCCGGAGAAAGAGGAGCAGGAAAAACTTTAAATTCTAGAAATCCTGATGGCACTTTGTCTGATCGTTCTTTGCAGGGGATGGAAAATTATTTAGCCAAGAAAAAACAGGCAAATAATATTGAACAAATAAAAGCTTTTGGTGCATTGGATGACACATCTAAAATTGCAGTTTCGACATTAGATGAACTTGCCGGACTTGGAAATTTTCGGATGGAACTTGTCGATGATCAGGAAGCAACAAGAATTATTTTAGAATCAGAAAATTCAGATTCAAAAATTGAGATTCCGGAAGGTACAAAACTTGGTGCAATACCATCTGCATTTTATGATCCCAAGTCTCGTTCTGTTTTTATACACGACAAGCAAGTAAAGGAAGGTAGTAAAATTGGTGCTAGATTATTTCTGCATGAATTTGGTCACCATGCGTTCCGAGAAATGCTTGGATCATCTCCAATGTCTCGCAGACAAATCCTAGCAAATTACGAACAGGAAGACGGGTACGAATTTGAATACTTTGATGACGGAGGAAAACTTATGGGTTCCGTCAAAGTGAATGAAGAAGCTTTTAATTTTGCAAAAGATTATGCTAACAAAATTCGTTCAACTTCTCCGGTACAAGCAGAGAAATTAGGATTTGATGAGAATGGTAATTGGAAAGGTAGAGGTGATGCTAAACTGCTCTCAGAGGAACTAGGTGCAGAGCAATGGTCGATGGCATACCAATATGAGCCTAACGCTTTTGAGAAGATGAATAAAGGCATCAGGCATACTTTAATTGATGCTATGAAAACCGGACTTGCAAAACTAGGAGTCGTTGAGCCGGATTCAGGTAACCCTGCAAAGTCAATGATTTCGGAAGCAATGACAGCATCTCCGGAAGTCAAAAAAGTTTTAGATAATTATGTTCAGAAAAGAAAACAGCATCTTGCAGATCGCGCCAATGATATTGATACAGGAAGAAAGCATACACCGGACAAATCTAACGGGCAAACATCTGATGAAAAATACACTTCATTGTTCGGAGGTATTGGAATTAATAAAGCAATGGGCAGACACTTCCACATTCAAGATGAGCAAATGTTTAATGAGTTACTTGAAACCTTAAATTTTGAAGAAGAGAATGCCGGAGACTTTACCGGTATAGGAAAGGGTAACGAAGGTAGGCAACTGCATTGGAAAACTCGTGAGATGTTTGGACGGGCAGGAAAATATAATTCTGCTGTAAAGGAGGTAATCGATTTTATTCAGGAGGCAATAAACAATAGAGAAATGCTTCAGTTTGGATATCGTTCCGCAAATTGGTTTAAGGCATCTGATTACAATCCGTTTTTCGAAAGATCGATCACTCCTTACGCATGGCAAATCAGTCCTAAGAAACCAAGGTTTTCATTGAGGCATGGCAGGACGATATATCCTAATTTAAAAGTCATGGGATGGGACGCAGATGTCGTTGAAAATAATATTGAGATAATGAACTCAGCCGGATTGCTTGGCGGTAGGAAAGTTGAAGATTTCAAAAAAGATTTTGCGGAACACGCACAATCAGTTTTAACCGAGTCCGGAAAAGAAGGCAGAATAAATCCTCTTGGACTTGGAGAGAATGAATTATTTACGATGGCATTTGGAATGCGTGATTCAGGAGTAAAAATTCAGAACCCTGAATTAAATGAATGGTTTTCTTCTGAAGCTAACACCATGAAGCAAGCCTTGAAATCCTATGATGTGTCAGCACTTGCAGGAATGTCCGGTGAAGGGAAAAGTGGATACGCATATGATTACAAAAATGTGAAACATAATTATATGCCAAGCATTGCTCAGAATGGTTTTGAAAATTCTACAATTCCACCTCGTGCAAAAAGATATTCTTTGAGTCAAACAGGAAGCACTTTTGTAACTTTGCCGGAAGAATATAATAAATATACTGATGAAGAATTAGACTTATTAATTCGTGATCCGGATTCTGATTACTATCGAGACGAGGAAAATTTAAGACTTAATGAAAGTTTGATGGATTTTGCATTAAATCCTGTTGAGTCACAACTTGGAAAGATTGACAGACTTGGAACTTTTTTGGTTGGTGCAACAAGACAGAACCCTGAAATATTTGCCCATAAAAAGCAAACGCTTTCAATGGATATGCCTGACCTCGAAATGGATGATCGTGCAGAATATACAGAAGCACTCATCGAGGAATTGGAAAGTATGCTAAGAAATAATTTAGCAAAATACGATGACTTGGAAATTGGATTTCAGGATACAAGCCCACAATACTATACTGATAGTATTAGTTTTAATATCACATTTTCAGATCAAAGACTTCGTGACAGAAAAGATTTTAAAGAATTAACTTTAGAAATTGATACAAAAGACAAAATTATTGGATTTGATACTTCTCGATTAGGTAACCTTGCCGGAGATGATGGTGGAAATTCTACAAATTCCTATTTTAGTGGTAAGGCAATTTATCAAGCACTTTACGATTTTGCGGATGGTGCAGGACTGCAAGTTGTCCACACTTCTTTGACAAAAGTTAATCAACTTAGAACAATTTCAACTCGACTTTCTCAGCTTTTAAAATCTGAAACGGATGCACATATTACAGAAACCGGAAAAGGGTCAGCAAACTTGCGATCAGACAAACAATTTAACAATGGTTTGGGTCGAGATGATGTTCAGGTAATTGCCGGAGTTGAAGGATATGAAGGTGGAACTATTGATGCCGTAGCTCAGGAACTTTACGAAAATGATCCTTCCCGTTTTGAGTTTTTAAAAATGATGGAGGGGATTGATTCTGCAACTGATGTATTAGATAATGTTCCATTCGAAGAAGGGTATGGAAGAATAAAGTTTGCTAATGATGATGTGCCAAGTGACGGATTTATTCGAAAGGTCACAGCATATGCTCGGCAAGAATTACGATTAGTTCGCTACAGAATGCAACATAGTGATTGGAAAGATATTGGTTTCAAAAAAGAAGATGTGGTTTTAAAAAACCGAGATGAATCAATATTTGAGGAAGGTTGGTTTAATCAACTTGATGCATTTCGATATGACTTTGATTCAGGAAAGTTTATTTTTACAGAGTACAGAAAAGATAGAGGAAACTCATTGGGCTTAGATTATGTTATTGGTGGAGATGGTGTGCAACATCCTTGGTTTGCCTCAGACAAGCGGAATCCCAACACCGATGGTTTTCGTTCATTTTTTAGAAACCATAAAGAATTAATTTTTCAAGGAGTTGGTGAATCTACTCTCAAAAGAGCAATAATTGCCAACACCATTGCTCGCGCGACTGATGCAAAAGTTTCATTAAAACCTTTTTCTGACAGACCGAAGTTTGTTCAAAAAACTTTAGGCAAAAAATTATTCTTTATGCCTGAAGGGTATCAACATATTGATATCTATTCCTATGGTGAAACACAACTTCTTCAAGGTGATTCTGAGTTCGCAAACAAGATTGCTTCGAGGTATAAAAATGAACCAATTCATGTGGGTAGGCATGAAGTTATTAATAGTATAAATCAGGAGCAAGCTCCTATAGAAGAATTTGAGGAAAGAGGAGTCGCTAATAAGCCTTACGGGTTATGGTTTGCTAGGGGTGATGGGTGGATGCAGTTTATTGATCGAAATCATTTTGGAATTATAGGAAAGCAAGCCCATAAGTTAAATTTGAACACAAGCGAAATTGCTCAGGTAAATAAAAATACCATAACGGATTTTGAAAATAAATACTTAGTAAGCAAAGATTTTTTTAATGATCTTTCTCCTATATATGGTAACGGAGTAATTGATTGGAAGAAAGTTGCGGAGGATTATTCAGGTGTTGAGGTAAACCTCGAAAGCTTTGGTGAGTCTCGTCCAAAATGGTTGACGGGGTGGGATATAACATCCGGTGCATTGTGGAACGATAAAGCTTTAAATGCAACAAGTCATTTAAAACGAGTAAATGGTGAATTGAATTTCATGCCGGAAGTAGAACACAATGATGGTCAAGTGGGTAATGCTTTTGTTGCCGGAGTTAAAGGTGGATTAGATGCCGACTCAAATATTATTGTTGAAGCAGATTTGGAGTGGCAGGAAAAAGGATATCAAAGTAAATTTTTCAAAGATTGGCACAAGGGTGAAATTATTGGTGAGGAAATTGATCTTGCAGGAAATGTTTCTCCTATTGAATTTGTACATTACCATTCGAAAGAAATGAGTGATCGTGGGGCATTTCGCTTAGATGATCCCAACGATGATTCGCAAACTAAAAGGTATGGTTCTTTGCGAGGGTTTTTCACCCAAAGAAAATCCGGTTATGGAGTGAGTAGTGCAATAGATCGAGGAACCGAAGTTTCAACTTTTGTCTTGAAAGGAAAACTTTGGGATTCATCGAAGCAGGATCACAGGAACTTGATAAAAGATTGGTGGAACCAACTACCAAAATATGCAAAACTTTATGCCAACGAACGAGGCTTTACTTTGAAAAAAGCTTTGAGGTTATTTTATGAGAACGAGCATTACTCGAGAGTTGGTGGAAAGTTCGAAGTTGGGATGGCTAATTACTCAAGAATTGATTTTGTAAAAAATATGCCTAACACCATTCCACCACTTAACGGAATAAAAAAGTTTCTTGCTAATTATTTAGGAGAAAATTGGAGAGATAAGAATCCTGAAATGGATTTAAATAAAGTGTTTTTTGACACCGGAGTTATTGCTGATGGTGATCCTACTGAATATGGAAAATATTTGGACGGAGATGCAATGGTAGAAATTGCGACTAAAGGAAATAATCCAAATGACTTACATTGGATTTTGCTAGAGCATTCTATGGACATGGGTGAGATGGGGTACAACATGAACATAGTCGATTATTCATTCAATACTTGGGCAAACGAGAATTATGGATTTGATGCCTTTCGACTTGGTGCAGAATATGGTGGACAAACTTTTGCTGTAATAAACCCAAATGAACAAGCGAAAGTTGTTACTGAAGATTCGGCAATAAAAAGAAAAAACTTTACTTTCAGTAGTACATCACAAGTTAATTATATGCCGTATGTTGCTCTTACGGATGAGACAGCACAGCAATTTGATCGAGTCATTGCAGACATGAAGGCAAACCCTTATGGCTTTACTATAGACCAATCTAATGAGCTACACGCTAAGTCAGGGTATGTAGTGGCTCCGGAAAAAGAAACTGAGTTTGTAATTCCCCTCAAAGAAATGACTCGGACAGAATTGTGGTCTTACATTCGAGACCATGCACATCGATTTAAAAAAGAAGGTGCGCATCTTGGTGGATGGGTAAAGGACGATACACAATTCATGCTCGATGTAGCATTTCCCGTAGAGAATTATTTAGATGCAGTACGCATGGCAATTTGGGGTGATCAGGATTCCATTTACGATATTAATACCGGAACAGAAATTGAAACAAAAAATGAAGACAAATCAGAACAAATACTTCCACCACACTTCCCCATCTCGATTGAAAAAATCAAACAAGCGAGACCTGAAAATCTACTTGCCTTTGCAGATGCAAGAAACCGAGACAAGGGAAGAGTTCGCCACGAGAGCTTTACCGCAGATTCTCGAACAAATCTCACGGACGAGGAAGTAGCTAATTTGCCTATCATGGACTCTTTGCAGTTCATGCCCTCTGTACCTACTGAAACTTTCAGTAAGGAAACAGCAATGGGATTTCCAATGCTATCGTATGAGAATACTCAAAAGAAAATTGAGTTGCCAAATCGAGTAATACCCAAGACGGAAAGTCTTACAAAAAATTCAGCTAATTGGGATGAAAGAAAATGGAATGCCTATTTTGAGGACAACAGGGTTGCTGATGGTTTGATGCGACAAATGGCAAACAATGCAACACCGGAAGCATATGCCTTGATTACGCAAATCCGGCTTAATAGGGTAGGTAGTTTTGACATCCCTGCACCCCCAACAAAATTATTAGATTATGTAAACAACCCTCAGTTGCTAATCGATTGGTTGGACAGGACAATGGCAAACAATCCCGAGCAGATAAACTTAGCCAAACAGGGAGTCGCTAGTGCCAAGCAAATGTACAATGTGAAGAAAACTCCGGAGATGGTTTCGCAAGCATTTATATGGGGTTTGCTGTCCCGTATGCTCGATCCCTACAACCAAGAGGCAGGATGGTTGCGGTTGACTAACAACAAACAAATGTGGCAAGCAATCTTTGATTCCATAGACGGGAAATATTCTATGGACAAGGGAACCTTTTGGGATGCCCAAAAAATTGGTGACGAGAGATATGGTTGGAAGAAAATGCAGACTTATAAGAAAGCTAAAAATAAAGATGCTTTCATTAAAAAGAAAATGTCGAAACTTTCCAAAGAAAGAAAAGCAGGATTTGCAAAGGAAGCAAACGACAGAAATCTCAATCGTCAGAAAGGGACTTTTGTAGATATCGTTGCCAATATGTTTGAAGATCAGAAGAACGAAGTTGTCGCAGGAAATAATGCCAAGCAGAATATTCAGGCAATTCACGATATGCTTGTTAAATGGAATGGCAGATGGGCTGAGTTGACTGATTTGTTTAACGATAAATCTTTAGACGGGCAGGGCATTCGAGAAAAAATGTGGGCAACCGGATTCCTTGGTGCAGGAGTGAAGGATAAAGTTACCTCTTTTGTAATAGCATTAATGGCAGATCCAAATGTGGTGATCATGGACAGATGGCAATTCGTCAATGTATGGGAACACCAAATTCAGGACTCTGTCAGAAATAGACAAAAGAAAGTAAATTCTATTTTGGCTCCCAAGTCAGGTGCTACCAAAGCAGAAATTAAATTAGCCAAGGAACAGGCAAAAGAGTTTAACAAATGGGGAGTCAGTCCGTACCGATACGATGAATCAGGGACTCCTGAAGATCGTTCAGGATTCTATAAGACCATTGGTTCCACCTTAGACAATCCGGTTGAACACGCACTCTACAGAACGCTTGAATTTTATTTCGGTGAGTTGGCACAAAAGGTATCAAAAATGAATCCGCAATACGCATGGATTGATTCTGCATTTTCAATGCATTGGGTCACATGGAACATGATTAAGCAGGAGGCAGTTGGGCATAGTTCATTCGATGTCCTGACCGAGATGGCGCAGAACGGACAATTCCCCATGAGTGCGTCCGCACGACAAATATTTGTGGATGACTTTATAAAGAAACCTAAATATACTGAGAAGAATGAACGATTACCTAAAGAGAACAAAACCAAGCGAACAAGATTCTTCCAAGATGCAAAAGGGCAACCCATCGAGGAAATCAGGGAACGAGAAAAAGAACGAGCCGGACTTGGATACCGAATCAAGGGAGAAGAGTCAGTCTACTTCAAGGGACTCCCTCCGGAGCAACGAGACGGAGATACCTGACATTAATCCGATCTTTGCAAAAACTTTAATGATGTTTTCAGGAGCAATGGGTGCTGTTGGAAACGAAACTGAAAACGAAGAGGAATAAATATTATGGCAGATACAAATAGTTGGAATTACTACGGAAATACCGGAGGACTTGCAGTTAAAAGTAAGTATTCATCAAATTCAGGTAATAATAATATCCAAGACCAATTGAGGGACGATGCAGTAGCAACAGCCCAAGCCGATACATGGACAGAGCATCAACAAGCTTTAAATGCAGGACAAACTTCTCCGGTCTACAATGACCTAGAGATTGTGTTTAAAGATTCTTATCGTGCAGTTTATACTAGTGCAGGAGAGAGTGCAGATGAACTTGAAATGCACGGAGATTGGTCTGCTTGGTGGACAGCAACATTTCCTCCGGCAAGCCCTTAGTTGATTTCAAAAGATTAGAGTGTAGTCTAAACTTGTCTTGTACAAATTAGACTAAGGACTTTATGACACAACCTCTAAAATTTTTTTGTTGCATCTTGCTTAATATAATATATTATGCATACTATGAATAACGCAAAAGGAACTAAGTTTACAATTAAAAACGCAGAGAATTCTCCGGAGGAGGGTTACGATTATGTAATTACATACCAAGCTTTTCGTGAGAATGGTAGAGCATTGCATGACCCAAAGGAAACCGCATGGACTAAAACTTTTCTTGAGGCAATACAAGAGGCAAGAAGTTTAGTAAATGACATATACGATACTATTGAAATCGATTGGAGAAATATTGAGTTTGAGGAAACTTATACTCCGAGTGGCAGACTTCAATTCAAAATTAACTAAATCCGGAAAATATAAAAATCACATCCTTTGAAATGTTATGAGTTACAAAATTATATCTAAAGGCAAAAATTTAAGTAAAGATGATCTTAGTGATGAACTTGCAAAAATTGAAATTTGGTTTGACCATTGCCTGAAACTTTGGGCGGTACAATTCTTTAATTCAAGTGGGTATCAGTTAGTGGGAGATAGTTATGAAACTGACTATGCTTCCAAGAAAGCACACGCTATTGATATAGCAAAAAAGCACAATGTGATTATTCGTATTGAAAGTCGCAAAGGAACTAAATTTAAAAACCTAGTACCTATAGGTAATGAAGAATTCAAACAAACAATTTTATGACACAAGTCTTTTTTTTTAGTTCTTGCTTTTT